TCTTCAACCACTTCTTTTGCGGTATAAGCAACGCCAGCAAACTTAGCGAGTCCAGTAGCAAGCTCAACAACCGACTTTTGAGCATTTTTGCCAGCTTTGTCTAAATCCTTCGCGGATTTACCAACTGCATCAACGCCTTTCTTGACATCCGCCATCGCCTTTTTATCAGGCTTAACGCCAAGCGAAACGAGGAACTCATCTATGATCATTTTGCCAATTCCTTATTCGCCTGTCGTTTTCGGCTTCCACATCAATCGCATCATTCAGCAAGGCAATATCCGCTAAGTCCAGCGTACCATCTTTTAGGCTTTCATACTTGCACAAGCCTTTCATGACGGGACGTAATAGCCAATCCTCCCCACCCGGCAAGTGGGCTAGTTCGATGCTCCCACTGCCGCCCCTTTGATTTGCGAAAGCATCGCGGGAAAAAAATTGCCAAGTGACTCCTTAATCACTGCCGCTGAAAGCTGATACAAGTCGAGTAGTTCAATATCATCAAACTGCAATGCCTTGAACGCCCCGATGCTCACATAGGCAATTTCACCTTGCTTGCGCTGCGTTACTTCAATGCACGCATTAATGATATACTCGGCATCTGCTTCTGGCATATTCGAGAAAGCGTTAACAATATCCCATACGCCGCCAGCCCAAATAACTGGAGCCAGCTTTCGGCTGATATGAAACTGCTTAATCAATGGTAGTTTCGTTGCCTTGTAGGTTTCACCTTTAATCGTGATTTCCATTAGAGCGTACCGATTCCGAAGGTTGCAAGGTTAGCTAAAATACCGCCGCCAAGTGCGAATTCAACTTTACCAGCATCGAACACCCACTCATTGATGCCGCCTTCTTTCGCATAGTTAATGTCGGGCAGTTTCTTGAATGCCACTTGCGTTGCCGTGATAGCATCGCCAGAAACAGTGTTGCGAATGGAGATAACATTCAAGCCATGTGCAGTGCTAGATGCCGTTTGCACGTTGTACATCAGCGACAGCTTGGCATTCACAGGCGAGGTTTTAAGCAAGCGCACCGTGATGGTTGCCGCCTTATTCGCATGAAGCGAATGCATTACCGAGCCATCCGCACCAATCGTCATGGTGTTTTTGTCCTCAGTCATGGCAATCGTAATGCCTTCTTCAGCGTTACCAGCACCCGAACCGAGGCCAAGGCTGCCACCAACGCCCACAATCGTTGCTTGCGTATCAATAAAAGAATAGTTTGTTGCAGTAGCCATGATTTAATCCTATCGGTTGACGTTGACGGTGATGTTTACGTTATGCACTGCACCAGCCAGTTTCACGGCAACTTGCAGCGGTACAGATTTACGCGCTTGGCGGTCTGCCGATGCTTGGCTAGCCACGGGAGGAGCATAAACGTAGTAACCTTTTGGCAGGAAGTCGCCCGTGTTAAGTGTCCCGAATCCACCTGCCGTCCATGTGCCAGCTGCAACCAACCCGTTATTGCGCGCAGCCTCACATGATGCTTCAATCACAGTAACAATCTGATGTGTACCAGCATCCGTTTGTGGCACTTTTGTACTGGTCGTATAAAGTAAGTTCCATACATTCGTCTGGATATTATTTTGCAACCAATCAATTCCTTGCATTTCATCAATGAATGCTGATCCAGACATAACGCCGTTTTGCAAAATTGCCGTGCCGTTATTGTAATTGCTAAAATAATTGCAACGCTTGGCATCAAGAGCAGCGGCTTGCGAACTGGTAAGCGTTTCAGGTGTTACGCCCGGTTCCTGCTTATACATCAGCGTGATGACACTGTTGTTTTGCGTGAAGTCCGTTGTGAGGAATCTACCAAATACCGAAGCCGCAACATAAGAGATTGCACTATATTGGCAGAAAGTACGCTTGTAACCAGCCGCAGAAAGCACATACGCAATATCCGTGGTGCTGCTTGGATTGAGAAGCGTTGTGCTGGTAGAATCCACACCAAAAAGATGCGGATTCGATGAGGCCTCGATATACGCTGCAATTGCAGTACGATCAGAATCAACCAGATTCACGCTAGCAAACATCAGGCCATACCATGAGGTTGCGAGAGCATCCATTGCGGTCACTGCCGCGAGCGCGGATTCTGCCACCATGCCTTGCGCGATATATGCCGTGTTGACAGAATCCAGCTTGAGCTGCGTGCTAATATCCGTGCCTGAACCCGCCGGAATAGCATAGGTGAGCGTTGAACTAGCGCCAGTCGTTGTGCTTTGAATACGGAATGCGCTACCAGTCCATGTACAGGTTGCCCAAGTGCTAAGGCCGGTTTGAATAATACCAGCAATTCCCGGCAACGAGGTTGCAGCGCTAAAATTAAGCCCAGTAATGGTGCGCAGCGAGCCGTCAATCGTCATCTTGAACGAACCCGCAGCAATCGAAGTCCAATTCGAAAGCGCTTGCTGTGCAGTCGTAAGCACTCCGCCAAGGATGGTTGCCTTCGTTGCTGATTGCGCCCAGCGGCCAAGATAGATGCTGGTAGGTTGCGGGCTTTGCGAAAAATAAAGCGATGCTGCTGCATATTCTGGTGCACTTGTACCGTAATCCGTAGCAATCGCGCTAAGGCTAGAATAAAGGCGAATGCGTTCCGCCACGCTAATGACATCACTGTCACCCATAACAAGCAGCGTATTGAAATTTGCAAACTGAGCGGCAAGCGGCGAAAGGTTCACCTGCACGTTAATCAAGCGGTTGACGGGTAAACCCAGCGACATAAAGGCTCCTAGTTGTTAAAATTAACAGTGACATTCCCAGTAGTAATTGTGCCAGCGGCTGACAACAGATTAAGCACAGGGTAAGATTTCATAATTTCACGGCGCAAACGTATGGGCATATCAATCCGATAATACCATTGCGTATTGATTAAATCAGGCATCGTGATTATATCACCAACAGAAACGAGCGCCATGCCATTCGAAGATAATGCTTCACGATTCTGCGCTACAAATAATCCATCACGCAATGCCGCGGCCGCGGAATTCGCCTGACTGCCATAAAAACTGCAAAGCACCTCTATATCTTCGTAGCGCAATACAAAATCATCGCCATCGCCGCCGTTCACCGTTCCAGAATGGCCAATGAAGGGGAATGTATCAGCCTTGGTGGTATGAATCCCGAATGCACACCACGTAGTACCCACAGTAGGCTGAGTCGGTGGTATAGGCTGCCAACGTGGGCGCACAAGATTTCCTGCGATGCCAGTGATTCCGACAATCACCGCTTGAATGATATTGGTAAATGCATCATCCTCAACCGGAGGCGTTGCGATGCTATTCTCAGATAAATATCCGCCAGTGGCGCTTGTATTTGTCATGCAGCCCCCGTCGTGTCTACAAGGTCACAGATTGCCGATGTAAATCCACCACCATAGTTCGACCAGTTGCTGCTTGTGCGCACTTTGTATTGATTTCCGTTCCAACTAATTAAGTCTGGCGTGGTGTTCAATGTGGGATCAAGCAATCGCTGTTGCGTATGGATAATAATACTGCGATTCGCAATGTTCGCAGTTGCCAGAATGTTATCTGGATCAAGCGAGGGAATGGTCACCACCCCGTATTGCGTAAAGCTGGTCTGCGTAAGGACTGCGCGTCCGGTTGCATCAACAGTGCGCGTCGATCGCGTAACAAGGAAACCCTCACTAAACATAGGATCATTTAAAACGTCTGTAACGTCTAGGAACGGCATCCTATTTATCCCTTACTACGTAGTTCACAGAATTACGCATTTGCCCGGTGTCCACCAGTGTATTGGTGCGCGTTACACCTCTCGCACGTCGGTTAGCGAGTGTCACGGCGGATAGTGCAGGCTGAATGTTGCTATTGATTCTTGCCTTTACAGCATCACGGGCTTTCATGCCAATCACTTCAAAACGTGCCGATACGTCTTCAATCTTGCCCGCTATCGCGTCCCGGCCGCAATTCTCTAATTGCTTCGTTACATATGGCATCAATTTCATAATCGCTGGGATAAGAAATGGCCGCGCAGGGATATTCGCCTCAGGCGCTCCGAACTCATGAATATATCCAAGTTCAGCATTATTTATTTCTTCGGCGTTTCTTGTTATTTCATCCGATGGAATGCCCACCATGATGCGTTTTTTATCTATGTAAGCCAACGCCACACGAACCTTAGAAA